GCCCGAACTGCCACTAACCAGCTAAAGGCGCTTTATAACGAGGCCTGCCGCTATGCGGTAGGTCAAGAGATAAAGCCCAGCACCCCTATTTGGGTGAAACGGCGTGCCCCTAAGTTAGGGTATCCCCGTATGCGACGGGGGCCCATGTTAGAGCCGCGCGCCGCCAGAACCAAGGACCGACCTTCGTTGGTCCCCAACTTCCTTTACCCATGGGAGCCTTGCTTGTCAAGCAAGGATGTACTACGAAAACGAATGGCCTTAAGTTACTTAAGGGTATTCGAGGTCGTACTACTCGAGCCAGTGCCTAACTTAGATTCAATTCTGAATCCGAGTCAGGGAGCCGAGGGATTCGAAACGATTCGTCCAGCTTTCGAGTATTTCTTACAAACCTCGCGATTTGCGAGATTTATAAAATATACTTGGCAAGATGAACTAACCAGAACGCGCAACGCCCAATATGGGCTCCACTATACCAGCAAAGCTGGCATAGCGGGTCCCGCTATTGGGAATTGTGGTAAGCAATCATTGGCGATCGATGATGAAACCCTGGCTCGTCTTAGTAAAATCGACAGTGTATTCCGTGAGGATTACATTGAAGAAATTATTAAGGTGAACCAAGATTTCTACAAAGATCACGATGATATTTTCAAAGGCAAAACCGAGGTCGTTGAACACGACCTTGGGCGTCTTGCTTTCGTACCTGACAAGGGTGCGAAGACGAGACTAGTTGCCATTGGAAATTATTGGATCCAAAACGTCCTGCGGAGTCTACATAAGACAGTTTATTCTGTCTTAAATAGAATTCCACAAGATGGTACATATAAGCAAGCGGACGCGGCTATGGCTGTTAGTAAAGCAACCATAAACGCGGACGTTTGGTCATATGACCTTACTACTGCTACTGATAGGTTTCCCATTCAGCCGCAGCAGCTTGTTTTGAATTTCCTTGATAAAGGTTTGGAAGGTTGGGCAGAATTTGTCCAATCGATTCCTTTCCAATATGAAGGATCCCAATATACTTACAGTGTTGGGCAACCTATGGGCCTTTACAGCTCATGGGCTACCTTTGCACTCTGTCACCATTTCATTGTCCAGTTTGCGGCTTATCAAATGAATACTAAGTATCCATTTAATAAGTATCGCATTCTAGGCGATGATGTGGCTATCTGGGACTCGGGTGTTGCAAATCGCTATAGAGAGATTATCTCCTTACTCGATGTACCAATTTCTGGTGCGAAAAGTATTGTGGCGGATGAGCAGATCGGACCCGGCCACTCGGCCGAGTTCGCTAAGCGAATCTTCCACAATGGAAAGGAAATCTCTCCTATAGCTCCTAATGTTCTAGTTCAGTTCAAACGTTCCAGATGGAACATTGTAACTTTACTAGAATATTTGGACACACATAGT